TTGAGTTTATCAAACGTCTCTGGTGTCATAGTTTTATCCCATTTTTGTTAGTACAGTCATCAGCATCACGATTATGGCCGCACTGGCACCGATCATAATCGCCTCTAAACGCTTCACCCTCGTAAATAGCTCTTTGTGCTGTATGGTCACCTCTGTGCGTAAGGACGCAAAGGTGACATTTAGATCATCAATTCTGCTGTGTGCAGAGGCCACTGTGCGCTTATCCATCATTACACCTATTTACCACAAAACCACGCTCATTCATATCTGGCATTAGCTAGGCTCAACAGGCCAAGTCACATTTTCAGGAAACCCAGCTTGTGTTGGTATATCACGCAATGCTTGACGGTACGTGCGCCAATCGTCAGGCACATGGTCAGGCCAAACGTGGCTGTCAGACAAAGCCAAAAGATGATTGCGGTAATCTCTTACAGGACCGTCCGCGGTTAAATTAGCAAGCGTTGCTGCAAGTTGCTCTGCGTCTAAAATCATTAGAAGAACTCCACAAATGTAATGTAACCACCTCTGCCTTGGCGACTATAGCCACCGCCACCCGCGCCACCACGTGAGCCAAAAATCCCATCGGCAATCTCAAAATTAGCAGAGCCAATATTCACAAAGGTGTTAGGGCTGGCCCCTAGTGGATCTCGGTTGTCAACAGTGCCAGTAGTATTAAACGCTGTCCCAGCTTGATACGTCTCGGATGTCGTGTTGGGAACAGCGTAACTATTAGAACTTTTTGCTGTTGCAGCAGCACCCGCAGTATCCTGCGAAGCGTTGTTACCGCCAGTTCCACCACCCGCATTTAAAGCTCCATTCCCGCCGTTTCCTGCGCGAGTTGCTGCACCACCGCCACCTGTATTTCTACCAGTGTTTCCAGTTGCAGAGGGGGTTGCACCTGTGCCGCCTGTAAAATTAACTGTGCCGCCTGTTGCTGTTCCACCTGTACGCCCCGGAACATTAGCTGTTGTTGAAGATTGACTTTGTGGACCCGGACCACGTGTACAGGTCATACCAGCAACGATTGTCGTTTTCGTCGCGGCATCATTATTATTTTTGCTGGAAGACCCAGCGCCAGAAATTGTATAAGCGTATGAAGATGCAGGAGATGCTATAAATTTTTCCGCATAAGATGAACCGCCGGGCGCACCGCTGCGATAATAGTAATTGTTGCCAGACGTGCCAACGTGATTCGCTCCTGCCGTGGACGAACCTACACAAATTAACATGCTTGAACCAAGTATAGGCGTGTATGTGCCTGTAATTTGGTTAGCGTCACCTTGATCGACGGTATTATTGGTAAACGTAGTTGCTTTTGCAACTATCAATGATCGTGTCAATCCTACACTAGACCAGTTTGTGGTTGATCCACCACACGCTAAAATTCCAGATGCTTCAGGGGCTAGTGAAAGTGCTGCAATAACCCCGTTTATGGTATTTGAGCCATTCGGTTTTATGTACATTATGTGAGAGGTATCATTGTTAAAAATATAAAACGCACCCGCCGCCGCTGCTGGCAATGAGATAACTTTTTCATTCGTTGCAGCGATATTTACCAAGTTGCCGTTTTGTGCAGCACTTAAAGTTGTGTTGGCAGTTACTGTAACGGTGGCACCCGCAAATGCACCACCAGCAGCAGCCCATGAAATATCTGTACCATTTGAGGTAAGAACAGTATCAGCGCCACCAGCAGCCAAAGGTGCAGACACGCCAGAACTATTGCCAACGTCAAGTGAGCCTCGCGTTAGGTCGCGTGTGACTGTTCCAGAGAACAGCGCATTGCCGCCAGCAGACATATCAAGAGACAATGCAGTAATTTCTGTGCCTCCGTCATCACCTTTCAGCAAGATGTCTTTGTCTTGGACATTAGACTTGATGACAAGGTCACTGGATGCGTTGGTTATAGTTCCAATGGATGTGCCGCCATCTTTAAATATTACATCTGCCCCATCAGCATCCAGAATAATATCGCCAGCACTGTCCAACGTGATGGTTGTTCCTGTAGCAGTAAATGTGCCGTCAGCCGTAATGGATATGTTGGCTGCTGCTGCGGCTGCGTCTGTTGTGGCGATTGCCAAGGCACCATCAGCCGCGACAGTCAGCGTTGCCGTGTCGCCTGATGATCCTGTCATTGTTATGACTTTGCCGCCTACAGCAATGTCTCCCATGACCGTTGTTCCAGCCAGATTCACATCTGTTAGAAGATCGTAGACTACTGCGCCTGATCCTGCGCCATCTGTGGCGATCATTTTGACCTGACCAGCAAGCACCGCAACATTTGCTCCAGAACCTTGGGTGAATGTCAGAGTATAGCTGGTTGCATTTTCAATCAGCCAAACCTTTGAAACGGTGTTGGGCAAAAGGCTGACTGTGCAAGCCTGACCACCGCCAGTCAACTTTAGATACATGCTGCGGTCAGCGTCTAATGCGCCATCCGCGATTGTTATGTTGTCTGTGGAGGCATTGGCAATAGCGCGTGTGCCGTAGCCGAACGCCTCCGCAATAATTTCTAAGTTTAGGTTCGTGACCGTACCCCATGCGCCCGACTGATCGCCAGTCGCCATTTCATTAAGGCGTAAGTCATTATCATAGGATGAAGCCATATCAATCGATCCTTACAATTGCGGTGTTTCGGGTTGCTGCTGGGAATACGATGCGGAAAGTACCACCAGAAACAGAGAAGTCACCGCCAAAATCAAGAACGGCAATTGCTCCTCTTGCGTTTGAAGTCGCATCGCCCAGCGTTTTATTGTAAATCAAAGCACCACGGGCAGTAAATGTTGCGCTTGTCCACTGTGGGTCAGCCGCATCAAAAATGCCACTTCCAGCAGTTGTGCTGGCACTGTTGGTGTCTTCTGTTACTGCCTTACTTGCCAATGCAACGCCAGTAGTGGTGTAGCCATTGCCGTTGGCAACCTGACCAGAGGTGATGTAACCATCAGTGGTCGCATTAAGTGTTGCGCTGCTGGTATACAACGCAATCATTATTACGTCAGTGTCTAGGTGGTGGTCACCCAACAATAAGTCTTTTTTAAATAACGTACTCATTGCCTGTGTGATAGCCATATTATATGCCTCCGTTGTATTCTGCTGCGTAGTCGCGTTGCATCTCTTGTACAGTAAGTTGGACGGCTTCGTCAAACTGGGTTTTATACAAAGATAAAGTCTCTGGCGCTTTTAAAAACGCAGAAGCCTCGTACAGAGCCGCAGCCAATAAAACTGTAGAAGCGTTAGTGTCGATCCAAGTGTTGGGATTGCCGTTACTCAGCCCCGTCTCAGGCGCGATAAAGTCCACGCTGTAGGCCAAGGCAGCAGAAGGCGTTGGAGCCAATGTAATGACCGTGCCAGCCGTTCCTGCGCTGTCTGTGCTATACATTCGTGGGGTACCTTGTGTTGCCGCATTGGGCCAGTAATCTCGGATGTAAGAATCCACCCTGTGGTCGAGATACGTCACAACATTTGTGTCGGTAATTGATACCTGTCGGATCATTCTCGCTGTGGGAATTGTGTATGACGCCGTGCCTTGCACAAGATTGGCCGCAGCAGATGTCGAGCGAAAGCACGGCATATTTGGCAGGCGCTGAAAAACCATTTCTTCAGCCTGCGCTATTATCGTGTCAATAGACGCGACAAACTCTGTCGAGTCATCCTCCAAAAACGCTTGGATATTGGCCTTGAGTGTTGTGTAGCTCATCTATTCATCCTCAATTCCATTGACCCGTTCCATATCCAGCCTCGCCCCATGTTGTTATAAGACGCACTGCCTCTGATCCAGTGGCCCCAGTGCCGCCAAGTCCACTTACTGTGAGGTTTGAGTCAATTGCAACGGCCTCAGAACCAACCGCTGCTGTGCCGCCAGTGCCGCTGACATTAAGTATTCCATCTGCGTTTATAGTTTCAGCACCAACAGCACCCGATCCACCAACGCCAGTTTCAGTGATTATTGCATCCGCAGAAATGCCTTCAATTCCAACGGCACCTACGCCACCCAGACCAGCGGTGTGTGGGCTTCCATTAAGATCCCCCCAGCCGCCTTGGCCCCACGCGCCTATTCCCCAGCCGAATGCCTCCACAGAAACAACATTGCCAACAGATGCTGTACCACCAGCACCTGTGGCTGTCGGCAACCCTTCAATAGCGCCTGTGCCTGCGCTGCCAGAGCCACCAACACCAGTTGCGATCTCATCAAGCTCTACTGGGACAGTGCCACTCGAACTTGTCAATGCTGGAGTATTAAGCTGACCACCCATTAAGTTATGGTTAGTGCAGTAGTAATAAAGTGTTGGTGCGTTGTCAGCCACAACTATCTGGGTGTAAGCATTGGCCTGTCCCGGCGTTCCAGAGGTTGTCACACCTGTTGTGTACTCGCTGCCTCCACCATGCGTCCCATTTGCTGTTGTGCTAAATCGCAACGGATGCCCATTGTTGGAGGACGCACTTTGATCGAAGCGATATGTGCTGCCTTCTGTCAGGCTTATAGTTGGTGCTGGGCCTCCAGCATCTATGTAATATCTGTTGCCAGCGGCTGTAGATTGAACAGTTATCGCAAGAGAAACAGTCCCTGATGCTGGGGTGTAAGATTTTCCACCCATTAGATTGTGATTGGTGCAATAATAGTAAAGTGTTGGCGCACCAGCCGCCACAGTTATTTCAGTATAAGCCCCAGCTTGGCCCGGCGTTCCTGACGTTGTCACGCCTGTTGTATATTCACTTCCCCCAGCATGTGTCCCATTTGCTGTGGTTGAGAACCTTAATGGGTGACCATTGTTGGAAGACGCAGATTGGTCAAAGCGATACGTTTGTCCCTCTTGCAAATAAAGCTGTTGTTGGAGAACGCCATCAACATAATATCTGTTGCCAGCGG